TGCCTGACGCACAGGTGATCATCACCGGGCACATCCATGAAGAGTGGGCAGTAACCATGTGCCGGGAACGTCTGAGCAAGCAAGGGCGCCTATATCAGGATGAGCAGGCGCACATCTGCTCTGCAACGTATAAGGATGAATACGACCCACCGAACTCCAGTTGGCATTCCCAGATGGGGCGCCCCCCGAAACCAATTGGGGGCACCTGGCTTGAACTGACCCTGCACAAGGAATTCGACGGCACACTCCAAGACCAATCCAAGGGCAAGGGGCGACTTCCATTGTTCAAGGTCGTAGCCAATGCACGGCGGGCTAAGTAGGGACGGGACAAGGTAAGGTATTGATGTGAGCAATGACGCACAGGTGTACGAGGCAGGTAGCCCGGACGTAGCAGCACTCTCCAAAAGCTACCGGCAGACCGTTTCTGAACTCGAGGAATTTATCGAGGGGTGCAGGTCTTCTTACGATGACCGGAGAAACTCCTGGCCCGGGAAACGGGCAGACCTGCGAAAAAAGGGCGCAGATGTCGTACCCTGGGAGGGTGCCAGTGATTCTGAGTCAATGGTCATTGGCGAGAGGATCAACGCCTATGTGAGTCTCTGTATGTTTGCCCTGTCGCGGGCGCACATCCGCGCCTACCCGGTCGAGATCGGTGATGCTGCCCGAGCCCGGGTAGTCAGTTCCTTCCTCAAGTGGATGCGCGATTCCTACATCCCCCGGTTCAGTGAGGAGATGGAACTCGCAGCGAACAACCTTTTCGAGAAAGGCATCGCAGTCACCTACGTCGGGTATGAGCAACGTGAGGTCACCAGGTTGCAGGCAATGAACATCGAGCAAATCGCTGCGATGAACGTGGACTTTGCCGAACTCCTCATGGACGAGAACAACGACGACATGGTCATCGAGTTCCTCCAGAGCACCTTCCCGAAACTCACCAAACGCAAAGCACGCAAGGCACTGCGCCAGTTGCGCAAGACCGGAGAAGCGGAACTGCCAATCTCCGTGCGGGCTATTGATAGACCTATTGTTCAAACGCTTTCGGTCGATACGGACGTCTTCTTCCCACCGTCCTGCGTGGACGTCCAGAAGAGCAACGTCGTCCACCGCAGGGTGCTGATGACCCCCCAGGAGATCATTTCCAAGGTGAACACCGAGGGATGGTCCCAGGAGTTTGCGGATGAGGTCATCAAAAAGGCGCAAGGCGAGAACACCCGGGAATACGACAGTGCGAGCTACTCGCAACCCCGTTCTGCCCCCGTAGAGCATGACAACGACCTCGTTGAGATCATCTATACTTACCAGAGGTTGATCTCGTCCGAAAACGCAGAGGGGATCTACTGCACGGTCTGGAGCGCAAGGCACCATCCGAACAACCTTTTCGCGAAATACGAACTTCTCAACGGGGTAGACGACCTGCCGTTCCTGGTCTGCCGTCTACACAACGATTCTAAGCGTCTCTACGACACGCACAGCATGGTTGACCTCCTGCGCGGGGCTCAGTGGCAGATCAAGGCAGAACGCGACCAGAGGTGCGACAGGGCGAGCATTGCGACCCTTCCTCCTTCCCGGGGTCCGGTGGGACGTCCAAAACCGGAATTCCGTCCTGGGGGGCACATCACTGAGCGACGTCCCGGGGAGTATTCATTCATGGACCCTCCCCCGGCAGACTCTGGCAGCATCGAGGTCGAAATGACCCTTTTGCGGCAGGCAGACCGGATGGTGGGACTGAGCAACCCGACCGAGGACCCCGACGCACAAACAAAACGCGCATTTTATTTGAACAAATTTCTCATGCACGTTCGTGACGTCATTCGGGAAGCATACCGGAGTTACTTGCGCTACGGACCCGAGGAAATGCTCTTCCGGGTGTCCGGGGTGCCCGAACCGCAACAGTTCGACAAGGGGGATCCCAACGCAGACCTGGACGTTGCAATTCACTTTGATGCGCAAATGGCGCAGGACCCGGAGGCAGTCGAGTCGAAGCTAGGGCAGATGCTGCAACTTGTGCAGTACGACCGGACAGGCAAGATCGACGTGGAGAGTTTGATCGAGTTTGCTGCGGGCGCCATCGACCCGGTTTTAGCAGATTCAATTATTCAACCGCAGGAGGCAGGCGCCGCAAAAATTGCCCGGGACGTCGCAGAGGATTTAGCTCTCATATACAGCGGACTCGAGGTGGGTGCTCGACCCACAGGTGCCCAGATCGCTATGCAAATTGGGCAGAACTACGCCCAGGTCCCAGACGTCGCGCAACGATTGCAGGAGGACGAAGCGTTCTCTGAGCGTCTCACCAAGTATTTTGAACAGTACCAGTTCCAAATGCAGCAAAGCCAAAACGCCGAGATCGGAAAATTGGGCACCGAGCCCGCCGAATTCCAAGGGATCCAGCAAGGATGACCATACCTCCCGAAAACGATCCGTCCTTTGAGGAGACGGTCGATTACCTCAAGAAAACCCTCTACTCCAGACCTCTGGTTAAGGAACTCACCGAAAGGCGCGAAGCAGGATTTGCTGCCATGAGTAACGCGGAATCCGAACGGGATTTGTGGAAGATTGTGGGGCGTATCGAGGCACTTGATGACCTCGCCTCCACCCTTCGTCCCGATTAGGTCGGACAGGAGGAGGTATATTCAAGGCACGCAAACGTCCAGGCGTGAAGAGGATGGAGATAACAGAGAACGAAGCGGTGACCGTGGATACCGCACCAGAAGATTCCACGATACATACGGAGACATCCGACGACACGATCAGCAATGATCAACTTGCCGAAATGTTTTCGGACCCGGTCGAGGGGGAGCAGGAAGCAATTCCCGCAGAACCTTCGACAGAACAGACTGCGGACCTTGATCAACTGAACGAGGCGCAACTCGAGCAACTTGCCGAGCAGATGAACAGTCGTGGTGCCGAGCGTATCGCACAACTCATCCGCGAACGGAAGGAACTTGAGTCGAAACTCGAACAGTTGAGCACCAAGGAGAATCCTCTCGAGGAAACTCCAACACCTGAGTCCAACCTATTTTCAGAGATCTCAACGACCGAGGAACTGCGTGAAAAATACACGGAGGTCAACGGACTCATCGAGCACTTTGAAGAGATCCTTGAAGACTACGACGACGAACACCGTGACACGGTTGTTTATCAAGAAGACGGACAGGACTACACGAAGACACAGGTGCGAAAAATGGTGAGGGCAGCACGTCGCGCAAAAGACAAGGAACTCCCGGCGAGATACGAGCAACTTCAGCAGAAGGAGCAAAAGATCGCCACCCGTGCGCAATACGAAACAGTTGCGGGAGAAGAATTTGCCTGGATGCAGGAGAAGGACAGTCCAATCCGACAACGATACGAGACGGTGATCAACAATCCCGCCCTCAAAAAGTTGCGGGAGGAAATGCCTGAAATTCCCCTCGTCCTGGCGCACGCGGCAGACTCCATCGCAAGATCCGAGGCTCAAAAGCAGAAGGGAACCACGGCAACAACTGCCCAGGCACCTAGGCAACAACCAAAACAACCGTTGCGCCTGAAACCTCCTGCTTCTCCGAACGGTAGCAACGCTGCGCCTGCCAAACAGAGCAGTAAGCCCGCCGCAGAGTTAAAGGCCCTTCAAAGTCAGTTCGAGAAAACGGGTGACCACAGAGTTCTCTCAGAAATATTCAAACTCCAAGTTTAACAACCGAAACCGAAAGGAACTAACCACATGGCTTTTACAGCAAGTTATGACAATCCGGCGGCACCGTCCACCGGGGGTGCGGTCGGTAATTTCGAGGATCTTCACGACCTCATTACCATCCTGGCACCTGAAGAAACGCCTTTCTCGTCCCTAGCGGGCAAGAAAACGGCGAAAGCGACCAATCACGAATGGTCAATCGATCAATTATCAGACCCCGTCAGTGACGGTGTTCTGGAGTCGAGCGATGTGGCATCATTCGATGATAAGTTTGCCGACCAACTGAGGATCGGTAATACGGTTCAGGGATTCAGGCGTAGCTACGGAACGTCCGTGGTGCAGGATGCCGTTTCCTCCGTGCAGGCTAATTACGCGAATGCGTCTGTGAAGGCGATCCGCGAAATCAAGCGGGACCAGGAGAAAGCACTTCTCTCGACCCAGGACAAGCAGACCGCAAGCGGCAGCGCAAAGTCCCTCATGCGGGGTTTCTCGAAATACGTTTCTACCTCACCTGGTAGCGACATTCCCTCACTCTATTCGCCTGCCGCAGCGCAGACGCTTACGATTGGCGGCACGTTGACCGAGGTTCTTCTGAACGCAATGCTTGCGAGCATGTATAACGTGAGTGGCACGTTGAACAACGTCACCATGATTGCAGACACCAATGTGCGCATTGACGTCTCCGACTTCATGCGGACGGGTGGCAGCACCGACAATCGCCAGTACACCGTGCCGGGGACAGGTCGTGAGGTTACTCTCGCAGTAGACGTATACAATTCGGACTTTGGTACGATCTCGCTAGTGTCGGGGAACCCCGATACGAGTCCAGATACAACCAATCACGATATTGGGTCTTTGGTCAATTTTGACTATGTCAGTTTGGCTACCCTCATCCCTCTCACGGCAAGCGAGCTTGAGGATGGTGGGGCAGGGCGCCGAGGTTACTGCCAACTCTGGAGCACTCTTGAGATGCTTCACCCGCAGGCACACGGAGCAATCAGTCTTGCTTAACCTCTAAAAAAGAAAGGAGACATTGAAATGGCAAAATATATTGCAACTTCTAATAGCCAGAACAAGGCAGACGGGTTTACCCACAAGTACGTCGTCACTTACGACGACTTCTCAATAGCAAATGCT